TGGTGATGGTGTAGTTAATATACCTTCTAACCTACCAGTTCCACTTGTTACATCCGTTTCAGTTGATACCACAACTCTTTGCGTAGAAAATGATTTTTTAGTGGTATCTTCTCCGTCAAATTTTTCAGGAAGTAAATGAGCTTTAACTGATAAACTAAATTCAATTCTATTAACTCTTTCAGTGCCATCCCCAACTTCGTTTATTACATTAAAATCTCCTAAACTTGTTCTAAATTGAAATCCATTTTTATCACCCCAATATGTACCAGTATATTGTAATTGTTCTATCACCGAATTTAAATGTTCTATGTAAGAAGTCCAAACCATGCAATCATAGTTTAATTCTACATATTCTGGCATTTGAATTTTATATATTTCGTATTTTGGTTTATAATTATTTCCCAATAGTGTAAACCTATCATATCTATTATCTTTAGAATATTTTGTAATACCTTGATAAGTTACATGCCGATTTTGCATTGGCATAGTATCATCTTTAGCAATAGATGTTCTACGAATCATCATAATTGGTAATTGAAGCTTACCATTTGCATCTCTGTAAACTCCCTGTCTTCTTGCTCCATTCCATCGTTCGGAGTTTCCATATATGACAGGTATTTTTAAAGCCTTACCATTATCATCTAATGTAGGTAATGCCGTATCTTCCAAATAAGACATCATAGCATAATCAATATCAAATAAAGATACCGATTGTCTTAATTCTCCTTTTTCCTTTTTAGTTTGAAGAATTCTCTCCTGTTTTCTTAATGGATTTGTAGACATATTTTTATGTTATTCTCTTTTCAATATTAAGATTAGATTTACTTACTAAAAATGCAAAACATACTATACTATAAGTATTAGCAGGTAAACCACCAATAAATTGCACTTCATTTACATTACCAATTTCATAATATTGATTATCAAAATAAACAACATCACCTATTTCAGGATGTATATTTCGTTCTTCTAATAATCCTCTATCAAATTTAAATGTTATATCTTGAAGTGTATCAGACCCAAATCCTTCATATTGAGTTGATTGTGCTTCTTTATCAATTAATGCGTATAGTTCTACACCAGTGTGCCAGGTTTTATTTAATGCTTCACCATAGATATTTATCTTCGTTTCATTTAAATTTATTTTATATAAAACGACAGTATTTTCTATAACAGTATCAACCAATTCTCTGGCTATACTTTTGAAAAAATCAATATCTCTACCTAATAAAAACTTTGGCATATTATCCTACATATATTTTAAGTGGAACTTTTCTCAACATTTCTTGCTGATGTGTTGATTCATGTGCTTTATTTTCCATCACATTTTTCCTACTCAATTCTTCCAAATTTTCTCTTAATTGGGTTATCAACATATCCTTCTCCACTTGTGCTTCAGCTCTCAATGCTGCTCCATCCAGTGATACTTCACCATCAGGTATCGGAACATTTGAGTATTTCTCTCTAATTGCTCCTAATAATTCTTTTGAAAGTGCTAATGTATATTTTCTAATCCATTGTTTACCAACATCGTTTATATTTGAGTATTGAATAAAATCATACGGAATATCTGAATAATCCGAAAGTGAATCTGCTTGAACAGTTTGAGAATCATGTTCAAATTCATCTCTACTTATGTATTCAAAATAAACTCTACTAACAGTTCCATCGGTAGGTACAGGAAATATTTCTAATTTATTATCTACTATATTAAATGTGTGAGCCGATTTACGAATATGGTCATTTAATTCAATTTGTTGCATTCTTAACACATCTTCGTAAATAGGCATCATTAAGAATTGTGCAGCAGGTGAAAAGTTTCCAAATCCTAATTCACTTATTAAATTTAAAGTACCTTGTGCTCCTACCGAATACGGGTCAAAGAATCGTGCAATAGCAGGAGTTGCTTCGTGATACACTCTAGTTACATCCACCGTTGAACTTCCTGTAAATAGTGTAGAAAACGATGCAGATGTTTCCACATCAACAGATGAACTCATTATGTTGTATTTCTGTTGTCCAGCAGTTAAATTGATATATGCTTTTTTAATTGAAGTTGAACCACCTACTCCTGCTAATGTACCATATTGTTGGGACATACGAACTGTTGTTGGTAAATATGAACCGTCTACAAGTGTTTGTGAATAATTTGAAACCTTACCTTTTGGCTGTCCTTTTAGAATATCAAGATTATTACGAAGATTGAATTGATTTATTTGTGCAGAATATTCCGAAACGGATTCTTCAAAACAGGCCCATATTTGTTGGTTATCTAATTCAATATTTACAATAGGATACCCCAATCTCTTTGCAACCCAAACTGCCGTTTTTGGTGCATCGGTTCTAAATTCTGCATCTGAATCATATAATCCAAACGGAGTTGCTTCCGCAGATGCAGATGCCGATAAAAATGCGGATGCCGTTGAGCCAGACCAATATGTGTTTATAGACATTTCTTAAAATTTATAGGTTTACTACTATAAATATAAGAATAAAAAAAGAGATAACATTTCTATCATCTCTTTTTCATTTTTAATAAAATTAAAACTATGTTAATCTAACTTTAACCGTACCTGTAGTGTGATACAATCCACCAACTGGAACGCCAGCCGATGCTGCAGCACCATCATTTGCAAAACTACCAGTAACATATCCAAATGAAGTATTTGCCATTTTAGTTGCAATACTACCACTCAATGAGGTAACAGAGGCATCGGTTGCCAGCCCATCACCATCCAATGTTACTTGTAAATCGGATACTAATATATATCCTAATTTACCATCTGCTTGTCTAGCTAAAATTTTGTCCGTACTTTCTACCGTATATGTTGGTAAATCTTTTGCAGTTTCCGTTATTGAATATCTTTCTTCTGGGTATGCCATTTGTTTATGTTTTTTAGTTATTAAATGATTACTCATATAAATATAAAAAAAAAGAGGGAACATCACTGCTCCCTCTAATTTAATTTAAAAACTCTAAATATTAAAGAGTATCTAAACCGTCAACTAAAACTTTACCATAGAATTCTGGTCTTACAATCTTTTTAGCGTAACGAGTCATAACACCTCTACGTGGAGTAAAGTTGGTTGGGTCGTACACTAAAGGAGTCATAATCAATGGTACATAAGGTGCGTAAACTGCTCCAGTCTCGAAGAAGTTAGAACCTTTGAAACCTAACAAGATTACGTTTTCAGTCATGTAAGGGTTTTTGTAAACATCGTATCTGTTAGAGATTTGTCCGATGTTAGTTACACCTGCTGCGAAAGTTAACGCATCTTTACCTGGGTTAGCAGAGAATCCGTTCATAGATTCCAAAATTGTAGCTACGTTTGGAGAAACAACAACGAAGTTTGCTCCACCTCTCATAGTCAATTGGTGAATCTTGTTAGATACTTTTTGTAATTTGATACCCAAAGTTTGGAACCAAGTGTTCTTCTGGTATGCTGAAGCTGCTGCCGCAGAAGAATCAATAGCGAATCCTGCACCATTCCACTCATATCCAACTTTTGCTGACCAATATTCAGTTGTGAATGCGTTCTGCTGCAACATCTCAAGGATTTCCAAATCAATCTCTAAAGAGATGTATTCAGATAACATTTGAGTTAATTCAGCTTCTGCATCTACAGAGTGATATGCGTTCAAATCTTGCGCCAATTCAGGAGTCCAAATTGCTTTCAACTTACGTGTTTTAGCAACGATAGGCTCTGATTTCAATTCCAATTCAATTTCTGGAATTGCCAAATCTGTTCCTCTATCTTCGAAATCTCCACGAGAGATATCAGTAGGTTGTTTGTGGTATGCCAACGATACACCAACAGTAGCCAAGTTTGATAAACCAGTTACAGTTGCAACGAATTCAACATTTGAACCGTTTTTAGTAGTGTATTGAGGGAAAATTCCATTTACTGCTGAACCAGTTAAGAATGTTGGTTCGAACGCTCTAACACCATTGAAATCTGCGTCAGATGGTAATGGAACTATGATTTTCTTCAATGTGTTACCTGCAAATGATGCAGAAACTGAACCCGAAGTTAAATCAAAATCGATATCAGCTAAAGATGCTGAAGCGAATGTTGAAGTGATTTCTGCAGTAGCATTGTTGATTGTGTATCCAAAACGTCCTGCGCCATACAAACCACCTTCAGCTGCTTGAGTTGAACCTAATTTGTTACCAGCTGGGGATAATGAATCTTTACCAAAAGTACCACCATTACCGAATAATGAAGAACCAGTAAAGTTTGGATTACCTGCTGGGTTAGTACCATATTTGAAATCCATGTAGAAGATAAGACCTGAAGGTAAGTTCATTGGTTGAACTGAAACGAATTCTTTCGCTGCAATAGAACCGAAGATTCTTCTTACCAAAGGTAGAGCAACACCAGCCCACTCTTCAGAACCTGAAGAAGTACCAGTACGAGTTGCCTCATCCAATAATTGCTTTGCTTGGTTTTCTAACATTACTGCCATACCATGCTTTGTAGTTTCAGAACCTACTCCTTCAAGTAGTCCTGTTCTTTCCCATTTGCCTTTCAAACCTCTGGTTTGCTCAAGCATCACGCTCTGTGGGTTCGCGCCGCTCATTAATTTTTTAATGTTCATTTTGAATGAATTTGTTTGTGTTATTTAATTATTTAATAATACCTGCTAATTTCTTAAATCTGTTAGCAAAATTAACCGATTCATTAATTACCGCTTTAGCTTGTGCAGGTTTTGTAGATTTAACTGCTTTACTAGCGATACCTTCTGAAATGGCTCTTTTAGTTAATTTGTTAGAAGATGTTGTATATTTGAAATTCTCTGCTAATGTAGAGAACACCAATTTAACCTCTCTAACTGATTTTGTTCTATCCAAAGTTTCAATCACTTTCACTTTTTGTTCGTTAGTCATGTTGTGTGCTCTGAATAATTTGTTTGCAAATAAAAGCTTCGCATTTAAAAGATTAACTTCGTTAATAGTTTTTTGAAGAGATTTGATAGTTTTGTAAGCTTCGTTTAAGTCTGCTTTCAATTCTTCTTTATCTTCTTCTTCATCAACTTTCTCTTTGTCACCTGCCATGTCCGCTTCCATTTCACGAAGAATTTCATCCAAATCTAGTGTATCATCTTCTTCTTCAGCTTCGTTTGTTACAACAACTTTAGGAGTTTCTCCTTTGTCAGTACCTGCTTCAGAACCATCTGCTAAATTTTCTTTCAATCTTCTACGTGATTCTCTTAATCTTTTAGATTCAGTTTTTGGTTCTTCTTCTTCACTACCTTCTAATTCAGCTAATTGTCTTCTTAATTCTGCAATTTGTGCTGCGTTAGGGTCTTCTTCTTCATGCTCTTCTTCGTTTGTTTCTTCTTCGTCACCTAATTGTGATTCCAATTCTCTGATAATAGATTCTAAATCCATAGCATCTTCTGAATCTTCTTCTGAATCCATACCATACTCACCTTCCATTGGGTCTTCTTCTGAATCCATACCATACTCACCTTCCATTGGGTCTTCTTCTGAATCCATACCGTATTCAGCTTCCATTGGGGCTTCTTCTTCTTCACCTTCTAATTCTGCTAATCTCGCTTTTAATTCTGCGATTTCTGCTGCGTTAGGGTCTTCTTCTTCACCACCGAAGTCATAATCATCTTCTTCGTTGATGTCTGCTACTTTTTTGTAGTCAGTACCAGCTGCTTCTGGCTTACCACTATCTTTCTTTACACCTACCGATAAATCAGTGGTTGCATCGTAAGATGGGTTTGCGCCAGGGGTTTGAGGGTATCCAGCGTCTGATTTAGAACCGATACCATCTGAACTCAATTCCTCATCCACTTTTTCAGCATCTGTATCCTCTGCTTCAGCTTCTGCTCTCATCTTTTGAGATAAGATAGATTGAAGTCTAGGAGTAAATGCCTCTTCAAGTGCAAGTTTTGCGTTTGCTAAAGCGGTTTCTTTAACGGCTTTGGCATCAGCGATTGCTTCTTTCAATAATTTTGAATTTGCCATTTTTTTTATTGTGTGTTGATTGTGAAGTTATTTATAAAAACTCCAATAGAATTATGTTGATTGTTCGGTCACACCTTATAGAGAAGGGTATTCATTAATCAACTACATTTGAATTAAAAAATCCTATATAAGATAGGATATTCGAGGATAAATATGTAAATTTTTTAGAAAACTAAAGAAACCCCAAATCTTTTTGATTTTTTCTTATAGATTTTTCTTTTTGTAACCTATTTTTAACGGATGGTTTAACAAATGTTTGTCTTTCTCTTAACTCTTCTGTTTGTTTAATATTTTGAATTTTTTTCTTATATTGTTTCAGAGCCGATTCTATATTACCGTTTTTAATATCAATTATAATCATAATTATTATTGATGATTTACTAATTTATATTTAGTTTTATATAAAAGTGATACTATTGTATCTATATCGTTTTGAATCCAACTGTCTTTTAATTTAGGATTCTGTCTTAATCTAGCTATCATATTACATAATGTATCGAAATATTTAATAATATTTTTAATATCATTATTTTTATCCAAAGTTCCAATTCCTGAAATTTGAATTAATCCTTCTTTTCCCTGATATGTTTCTACCAATCCATCAATTAATCCACCTATTGAATCATAATATTCACCTAATGCTAAATGTGCAGAATGAGAACCAATTCCTTTAACACCTAAATGAAATGAGTGAGCTTGAGTTCTACTTTGTAATAATAATGATGCTAATTCTTCCATATTTTAATTAATATGTTCCAGGCCTATCACCCTTTTTCATAGTATCTGCCCACATTTGGAACATTTGCTTGATATCATTTGGTAATTTTTTATCTCTTATACTTAACGTGCCATCCTTACTAATATGAGCAATTATTTTATAATCACCATATTGTTCTTCGGCTCTATTCCAAATAGTTAAACCATTTCCCATCCATCCAGAACCGATATCGTATTTTTTAGCTTCTTGAATTGAAGTTCTACCCAATCTTTCTTTCATAACTTTTTCTGAAACATTAGCTATTTCAAAATATCTACCCAACACATTCCCCATATCTTCATATAGAGCTTCCAACCTTTGTTCCTGTGCACGTGCTTCTAATGATTCTTTTTCAAATGCAGATTGTAATTTTTTTAACTCACTCATATTACGTTTAATAGTAACTCTATCAAACCAATCACCACCCTCTCTTAATGTATATTCTTGGGCAGCATCAGCGATACCACCCAAAGTTTCTGCAACTTGTCTGATATCAGATTTTCTACTCATTCCTTCTCTATGTTGTCCATAGGTAGAAATGATTTCCAAGAAATGTTTTTTCATTTCGGTTGGGAGTTGTTGTAACTCTTCCGATTCTTTGAGTAAGTTTTTTAAACGTATCATATTATTTTTTTAATATATCGTTTTTCTTAATTTTTGAAACGTATCTCATCATTTCTTGTTTGTCAATTCCCATAGCATCGATTACCTTTGCTAATACAAGAATTTCTTTTTTACGAGAAAGACTCATTCCTTTAATTTGAGCTACCATTTTATCCAAATATCTTTCTATAGATACTGGTAAATTGGTATCTAAATCATCCAATGCTTCTTTAACTACTTTATCGTTAATTGCTTTTCCAGGTACTAAATTTACTAGTTTCATATTTGTTAGTTTAATTCTATTATAATTTCTCTCATCAAATCTTGTGGTTTACACCACTTACCACATTCTTCTGCAACTTTTGCCCATTGCTTTGATTCGTTCATTGGTGCCATAAATGCTCCATGTGTAGATGGGTTTGATACAAAATCCCAACCTACTAATTCAAAATCTTCCTGAACCATTACAGTACCATCTCTCAATTCCTTTACTGAACCCAAACCTCTAGATGAGATACCTAAACGGATATTGTTCTTTAGTAATTCTCTTAAAATGTTTCCTGATGGAGTTGAAAGTATTTCTACTACACCGTATACATCATCGCCTTCCCAATAAATTTCTCTAATGTTATGTGATACATTCTTTAAGTTGATAACAGGAGAATCAGGATGGTCCAACTCACCCAGTGCTCTGCGTTCTTTGATAAGTTGTTTGTATTTTTGACATTCTCTCTCTAATATTTCTTTAGGATATCTTCTACCATTTTGGTTAGCAGCACCTGCTCTTTGCAGAATACCCTTTACCAAATAGGTTCCATTTTCTTCTTTTTGAAGTTTTGCTTCAAATAAATGGGTTTCTATTAATAATCCTTTATTCATCTTATTTTATATCTTTTTTAACTTTTTCAATTGCCGTGTCTTTATCGTTAGACCAAGCTTTCAAAAATATATTTTTTAAACCACTTTCTAAATCTGCTTTATCAACATTATCGTTATTTACTTTTTTAATAAGAGATTGAACATACGCAGATTTAACCATTTTATCTGCAGCTGCATCGTTTATTCCGTTATTCTTTTCAATATATTCAGTAACATCACTTATAAATTTTTTATTTGATTCTAATTTATCTAATATTCCTGATATTTCTTTTTCAGTTTCTTTAGAACCATTAAAGTATTTAATTCCTTTTTCTACTAATTCTCCTATATAATAAAATGCAATTTTACCAATAAGGATACCACTTAATGTTGCAAGTATTCCTAAAGCTAAATTTTCATTTACACTTTTTTTTTTCATTACTTCAATTAATATGGATTTTAACTTTATCATCTCCAAGTACCTCTTGCCTGCATAAGTTTTTTAAACATTTCAGGTTGTTTCGCACGGCTCTTTTCTAATTCTTGAGTTAATCTTTCTACTTCTGCTTTAAGTTTGGCTGGCCATTTATCATAATTTTCCCACGGAAATTCAAATTTATTACCAAGTGTAGTTCTTATCAATTGGCGTTGTTTATCCAATATTGCACCACTTTTAGCAAGTGATGCTTTATAATCGGCTTCCAACTTGTCTATTTCTTTTCCTTTGAATTTATCAAGAACTGGTGGCCAGTCAAATCTTTCATCTCCCGCTTCGTTTGTTTTACCAGCTCTTAATGCTGCTAAATCTGAACCTTCAATTTCGCCATCCTTATCTACATCAATTTTCTTTTGTCCTGCAGTTAGTTCTGCTTCATTATATCCTCTTAATCTACCTTCTGATTTTGCTTTATAAGCAGTATCTACGGCATTAAAGAATTTCTTCTTATCATCGTCAGACATATCTGCAATTGATTTACCAGTTTTATCTAACATGTGCTTAAACAATTGTTGATAATCTTGCTCCTCTCTAATTGTTTGCTTAACAAACTCTTTTAGTTGATGTAGTTTCATTACTTTTATTTTGTATTACGCCTTCTTTACTGTATAAATATATATATTTTATTTATCCATTGTAGATTTACCGAAAACTCTTTGTATTTGTGATTTACCAGAAGAACCTACCTTTGATTGTAATATTTTAAGTGCTTCCTTTTTCAAATCAATAGGATGTGAATCGAACCATTCAATAGTACCTTCATTACTTTTTATTGCTCTTCGTCTCTGTCCACCATCATCAATATAATCGGTATAAAAATCATAATGTCTTAATATGAAATCTGCTAATTCTTTTCCATTTTTTGCGGGTGCGTTTTGAATTGCTTCGTTCATAGATTCATATTTAATCATATCTGGATTAAACTTTTCAAAATTCTTTCTTGCCCATTTTACGGCATCTTCATAAGAATTAAATTTAATCCTATCCTGTTTGAACCCTTTTTTCTTATTTAAAAAATCAATATAAACTTTATCTTCATTTACTGATTCACTAACTACCTTATCGCCCCAAAACGATACTGATGGCATGTTTCCGAATGTTGTATCATATTTAGAATCAATGCCAAATCTTGATTTTAGGATTTTAACTACCCCACTACCAAATTTTTTATCTGTTAGTTTAAGATAAACTTTATTCTTATTACCACCATCTTTAATTTGCCCACTTACAAATTTTGAACCTATTGATTTGATAATATCATCTACTACATCTGCAACGAGGTATCCTTTCAAATCAGATTCGTTTACTGATTCTTCTACTCTATTCATTTTCTCATCCGATACCCAATATGCCGTTGAACCACCGATTGAATTACGGAACATCTTTTCCATTTTTTCAGCGTATTTTTTAGCATCATTATATGAACTAAATACCATTGGCTTACCAGTTGTTTTAAAGGTTTTTGGGTCAAATTCTTTTTCCAAATCTTTACCCTGTCCTCTACCTCTGTTGTAGCTTACATAGTATTTACCTTCGTTTATAGATTCTTTTAAGGTTCTTTTTTTAAGAATTATTTGTTGAATTTGTGAAAATATAGATTGTATATCTTTATCTAACTGCTTTTCATCTGCACTCATTGGTGATTCTATATCAACATTAGAGTAAAGTTTTTTCTTTTTAGCAATTAGAACATCTACCTTTTTAATTAAATCGTTTTTTACCTTATCTAAATCCTTTATGATTTCAGATGGAGTTTCTTCGTTTACTACACTATATCCAGTCAAATCAGCTTGTCTCTTTCCCTTCTTTTCTTCACTATCTTTACCGCTAAATGCAAATGGAGTATTGTATCCTTCAACACCACCAGTAGTATTCATTTCATCTACTTTTAATTCGGCATCTTTATACATATCACTAACTTTAGCATTTAATTCATCTGCTAATTTCTTCTTTTGAGTAGTTAGTGTTTTTAATTTTTGTATATGTTCTTTTTCAGCGGGAGTACCTTTGGATTTTTTATATGCTTCCAAATGCTTTTCCATTGCATCAATTACTTTTGAATAATCAGTTTGAATAGCTTTAACTGAACGTAATTCAGCCAACACCATTTCTTTGATTTTATTAGATACTATAGTATTATTTGTAATTGACATTTTAAATTAGTTTAAGCTAATACATAAACAGAACCACCATTGGTTACTGCTATACTTTTAACGTAACACGGAAAAGGTTCTCCTGCAGTTAAATGTGCTAATGAAATAGTTGTTCCACCTTCTAACGTAATTGTTCCAGTCACACCACTTACAGGTAATACACCCCAAACTCTATCTATTAATGAAGCCGAACCTGATGTTACTAATTTTGCGTTATATGTTCTATAATTTGACATTTTTTATTTATTTAAACTATTTTTTAATTCTTTTAATAATTCATAACTCATCATCATTGCGGATAGATGTTGTTCCTTAATTTTTTTAACCGATTTAATTTTTCTAATATTAGATATGGTTTCCGCTAATTTGATTTTTGTTACTTTATCTGGTATTTTAGAACCAACTTCCTTTAACCCATTGATTAATTTAATAATTTCGGTTGAAATATATTCATTCAATTTACCAGTGTTATTAATATTATTTATATATTCTCTTAATAAAAGTTTTTGTTCTTCTGTAAGATTTTTATATTTGTTATTAAATGATTCTACTAGCATCTTATAAGATA